ATGACATGGAGGAAGTGAAGTGCTGTTTTTACTTGAGATGCTTTTTTATTTGGTGCTGGGTGCCGCATTACTGGGCGCATTCGGCTTTGTCATTCAGGCTTGGGCGGTAGGTTTTGCCGCTGTTGGCTTGGTTCTTCTTACCTTAGGGGGTTGAAATGTTTAAAGAGGTATTCAAAGGGCTTATCCCTGTATTTGTAGTCGTCGGGGCGCTTACGTTCGCGCTTGCCCCTATTGACAACCCTGTGTTTGACTCGGGGCGTGTATCACAAAACATAGGAGGCCGATAAATGGACTATCGAGCACGACGAGAGCTACTCTGGGACGCCACCGACGGCATCAGCAAGGCCACAAAGGCCCTAGAACGCCTCTCAGTGGATTATAAGCATACAGGCGCTAGTGAGGCATGGGATGAGGCTCTCGTGCTGTGGGCGGCGATTCTGCGCCTCTCAGACCGACACGCCAAAGCTAGGAGGAAAGACGATGCGTAGACAGATCTGGGAAGTGGCACGGGCCTTTTCGGTTCTGCTTAACACACTGACCGGCGGCGAGAGTAGAGAGACGCTATGCGGTCGGTGCTACCGGCTCCGCAAGGTTAGCTTTCCGGCGGCTCTACTGGTCGCTTTCTTTAACACTTTATTTTTCTGGGAGGGTAATCACTGCCGCCGCTCTAACGTGGCGGACCAGTTGATAAACTCGAGGTATTGGACACGACAAGAGGCGTTGGAGTACGCCGCGAGGACGACAAGATGAGTGGTGCTTTTTATTATGTTACACTAACGAACGCGGACGGGGCTTTTGAGCTTATGTCGTCCGTGTCTTTTGAGGAGGCTAAACGCTACGCCATAGACTACAACCTAGCCACAGGGCAGAAGCCAGTGGTTTACTATTATTCAAACCTAGAGGTAGCCGACTTTGAGGTCTACCCACTGAACGAGAGGTATTTGCGCAATGGACACGTATAGACTACGAATGCTAGAGGAGGCGCTAGACGCGCTGGAGGAGGCCTGCGGGCTTCTGCATAGGTTAGACACGCAGGCAGGGCTTAATGAGGAGCAGGAGCGGATCTACGTCGCTCTACGCTACGAATACGAAAAGCTGTGCGATGAGACGAACAAAGAAGAGGAGCTTTTGAGCTATGACTACGAAGAACAATAAGGTATGCAATGCAGACTGGAGGAAGCTCCTTTTACAACACCACGGACGGGCCGCTGTGCGGCTCCTGCTGGAGGTAGAGACACACTTACGCGAGACCAAGAGCGACTACCTAGCGGGAGAGCTTGAGGGCATCGCAGAGCTGATTGAGACGATTGAGGAAGAGGTACACTACTATGGATAAGTTTTTCGACTGGTCAGACGAGGCCATAGCGCCGGTTACGCCAGCTAAGACCAAACAGGCGGAGGAGATTGCAGAGCAAGTCGAGGCGTTCTTAGCCGCTGGAGGTGAGATCGAGAAGGTTCCTTATGATCCGATCCCCGAGATGGTAGGAGCGGCTAGTGGTAGTCTGAAGCGTAGTTGGCCTACGTTAGAAGGGATGACGAGAGCGGCACCGACTGAGTATGGATACAATGAAGGTAGGCGGTAACTCTAAAGTAACTATAGGGAAACGCCATCAGCTATATTCATCCAATATAACGCCATGGGTAAGCTCTATGGTATCTATAAACAAGTTAGGCCGCTTGAGGTGGTCTGTCAAGAGGTGATTTGTGTCTTTTGTGAATAATTTACGGAAATGGGTCGGAGGGGTTGTCTCAGATGACGTTTCGGCCGAGACTTACGAAGAGCGCCGCTTCAGAGAGTATGTGCGGGCTGTAAACACTCCGGTGATCTTACCGCCGGATGAATGGATTGATCCCTACGCCATAACGTGGGAGGGCAAAGGCTCCCCAACAGGCAAGGGAGGCAAAAAGGAGGGCTATCAGTGAGAGAGTCAACGGCGTTAGCCGGTAAACATCCCTGCGACGACTGCGGAAGCAGTGACGCATTAACGAAATACGACGACGGGCACACTTACTGTTACTCGTGCCAGACGTACACCAAAGGAGAGGAGGGCCGCGCAGTGCCGGACCAAGTAACATTCAACCACCATGACGTAGAGCTTGACCGCTTGGTGCGCCAGTGGGTCGACGCTAAGCCGTCGAGTATCCCACAGCGTAACCTGTCGAGCGGTAACGTCGAGTTTTATGGCGTCGTGGTGGACAGCAATACACACGCTTACCCTTACTTCAAGGACGGCGAGAACACACCCTGTGCCTTCAAGGTGCGCAACGTAGCGAACAAGACGTTCCGCGTCGTTGGTGATCTTAAGGGTTCGGGCTTGTTCGGCCAGCAGAAGTACGGCAACCACCAGCGACACCGTATCGTCATCACTGAGGGCGAGCTTGACGCTGTAGCGGCTAACCAGATGTTCGGCGGTAAGGTGCCGGTTGTGTCCCTCAAGGGCGGCGCGGCGGCGGCAGGGAAAGACCTCAAAGAGTCGTTCCAGTTCTTGGACGGGTTCGATGAGATCGTCCTATGCTTTGACGCAGACGACGCAGGCAAGGCGGCCATCGACAAGGCGGCAGACGTCTTCGCCGGTAAGCTCCGCGTTATGCGCCTAGATCCACGCACGGGCAAGGACGCTTGCGACTACCTCAAGGCTGGTGAGTCCAAGACCTTCAGCGATCTTTATTGGTCGGCCTCTCAGTACACGCCGCAGGGTGTGCTATCTAGCGCCGAGCTGTGGGAGAAGCTGAACACGCCACGCCCTGACGCGCTTGGTCGCTACCCATGGGGGCCGCTCAACGAGCTAACCTTCGGCTTCCGTCCCACCGAGTTGGTGACGATCTGCGCAGGCTCCGGATTGGGCAAGTCGAGCATCCTTCGGGAAATCGTCATGCACATCAAGCGCACCACGGATCACCGCATCGGGTGTCTCTTCATGGAGGAGGCCGTCGAGCGCACCGCTGAGGGCTTCATGAGCGTCGATCTGAGTACGCCGGTACACTTGCCTACCTCTTACGTAAAACGAGGCACAGGCGAATACAAGGCCAGCTTTGACCGCGTGTTCAAGGACGAACAACTAATGATCATGGATGCCTCGTTCGACACGGGCGCGACTGTTGACCAAGTGGTCAGCCGTGTGCGCTTCATGGCGAAGGCGCTAGACTGCAAGGTGATCATCCTCGACCACATCTCGATCCTCGTATCTGGTGGTCAGTATGGTGACGAACGCAAGGCGCTCGACGAGATCATGACCAAATTGCGTACACTCACGCAGGACACCGGCATCGTGTTGTTCGCCGTGTCACACCTTAAAAGGCCAGAAGGTAAGGGCCACGAAGACGGAGCGGCGACCTCAATCGCACAGCTTCGCGGGTCTGCTTCTATCGCTCAGCTATCGGACTTCGTTATTGGTCTGGAGCGTAACGGACAGGCAGAAGATGAAACAGAGCGAAACACGACGCACATTCGAGTGCTGAAGAATCGCTTTAGCGGTATCACAGGCCCAGCGGGCCACCTACTATATGACGCGGAGACCGGTCGTCTCCACGAGCATGAACCTATACAAGCTGAAGAGGAGGCTTTATGAAGTTTAAACCATTTACCGACCCCGACCACTTCGATGTTGTAGGCGAGAGCCTGATTACAGCGATCGTTTTGTTTTCTTTCTTTATCGTTATGGAGATTATGTGATGCACGGCAATTCAATAAGCGCGTATAACGCGATGGTGAGCAAGATTTCAGGAAAGCGCCGCGAGGTGCTGGATGTCATCATCCGCGAGGGTAACTTGACACGGCAAGAAATTGGTGAGATTATGGGTAAGCCCATCAACGAGATCACTGGCCGAGTCAAGGAGCTGCTTGAAATGGGTGCCATCGACGAGGTAGGCGTAGACACTTCAAGCGGGCGTCCACGCGCAGTGCTTGGTTTGTCCTACGAGACCGCACAACTGGACTTGCAACTATGAAGAAACAACTAACTGGAGAGGGCGGCAAGGGTTCTAGCCAGCGTCAGACGGACAAGAAGAAGTTCGACGACAACTGGGACAGGATCTTTGGTGCCAAGAAGGACAAGGAGAAATCCAATGTCAAAAATGGGTAGCTACGTGCTAGATAGTATGATCGAGGAGGATCAGAAATATGCGAGCAGTGTTGGACATAGAGACAGACCTTTCGTGGAAGACTATCAAGGTAGTCGGTATCTACGACGAACGCGGCGAAAGTATCGCGGTGTTTTCGGCGGAGGAGCTAAACGCAACTCTGTCACGTCTTGGGACGACTTCCTTGATTATGCACAACGGGGTAGCGTTCGATCTACCGCGACTGTATGAGATTTGGGGCTGGGAGCCTCGCGGCTTGGAGATCATCGACACTCTGCTCCTTGGTCGTCTATACGATCCTAGCATTGACGGCGGGCACTCTCTCAAGCAGTGGGCCTTACGCGCCGGTCAACGACTTAAGGAGGATTTCGATCCAGCCGACTTTGATGGTCCAGTCACACAGAAGATGGTAGATTACTGTCTGGCTGACTGCGCGGCCACATACGATGTTTATCTCTACATCGACAAGCTGTTAGCCGACGACGGCTTCAGCGATTACAGCCGAGAGCTTGAGCATAAGGTGGCAGAGATCACCGCAGTGCAAGAGCGTAACGGCTTCATGCTGGACTTTGACAAGGCCTGCACACTGTACAACGACCACGACGCTCGCATGTCCGCGATCAGTGACGAGCTTCAAGCGATCTTCCCGCCCATTGTGGAGGAGCGTTGGTCAGAGAAAACAGGCAAGCAACTCAAAGACAAGGTGACCGTTTTCAACGTCGGTTCACGCCAGCAAGTAGCGGAGCGGTTAGCCGCCAAGGGTGCCAAGTGGAGCGAGCTTACACCAACAGGTAAGCCCGTCGTCAACGAGAAGACACTCGCGGCTAACGCTCAGGTGCCAGAAGCATCAAAGGTCTTGGAGTACATGACATTGCAGAAGCGTGTCGGGATGCTCAAGAGTTGGATAGACGCCGTCAAGGATGACGGTAGAATCCACGGGCGGGTCAATACGTGCGGAGCGGTAACTGGCCGTATGACACACTCATCGCCCAACATGGCCCAGATACCCAGCGAGTCGGAGTATCGGTCATGCTTTACGGTGCCAGAGGGCTACAAGCTCGTTGGCATCGACGCCAGCGGCCTAGAGCTACGCATGCTGGCACACTACATGAAGGATGAAGCCTACACGGACCTAATCCTTCACGGCGACATCCACACCTACAACCAAGAGGCCGCCGGTCTGCCGTCACGTAACGACGCCAAGACCTTCATCTATGCCTTCCTGTACGGTGCGGGTGATGCCAAGATCGGAAGCATCGTAGGTGGCTCGGCCGCCGAGGGCGCAAAGCTCAAGGACAAGTTCCTGAAGGCTCTCCCCTCACTGCGAGCGCTTCTACTCAAAGTTCAGCGCATAGCATCCACGGGCACAGTTCCGGCGCTGGACGGCAGACGGGTTAGGGTACGCTCAGAGCATGCCGCTCTAAACTCCCTGCTCCAGTCTGCGGGTGCCTTGGTAATGAAACGTGCCTTGACCATCGCTGTAGACAAGCTGGCCGCTTACGGCTATCCCTACAAGCTGGTAGCTCAGGTTCACGATGAGTTCCAAGTCGAAGTACCGGAGGAGTACGCCGAGCGCGTCGGTGTCGTCTTCCGTAACGCAATACGCCAAGCTGGTCGCGACTTTGAGATGCGGTGTCCTCTCGACGGCGAATACCAGATTGGTGACTCGTGGGCTGAAACCCATTGACACCACTACCTAACCGGCCTACTATGTTTGTGGGCACTAACAAAGCCCGATCTATCGGATAACTTTTAAGGATATACTTATGTTGAATAACGAATCAGTAACCATCAAAGCAACTGTTGCATTCCCTAACCTTGAGCGTGAAGACGCGATGGCAGGTAAGTACACAGTACAGCTTGCTAACCTGTCTGACGCGGCTGTCGAGAAGCTCGAAGAGCTAGGCATCAAGGTTAGCTACAAGGACGGCGACAAGTACGAGCGTGGTAACTACATCGTATGCAAGTCGAAGTTCCCCATCATCCCTAAGGATGTCGACGGTAACAGCTTCGAAGGTATGACAGAGCGTGTTGGTTATGGCTCTATCGTCCGCGCGGCTATCAAGCCAGTCGAGTGGAAGATGGGTGGACGTTCAGGCGTCTCAGCGCGCGTCCAGTTCATGGTCGTTGACCGACTGGTTGAGCCAGAGACATCTTCTGGTGGCGCTTCACTCGACGACGCGCTCTAATGAACCGGCCCGACACTTGGGGCATTGATGGTGACATCATTGTCTACTCGGTCGGGTTCGCCGCAGAGGATGATCCTGTGGCCTTTGCCCTACACTCTGTAAAGGTAATGGTGCAGGACATCCTCGACTCATGTGGTGCCAAGAAAGGCATCCTCTACCTCACCGGAGACGGTAACTACCGTACCGAAGAAGCCCACCCTGACTATCCTTATAAAGGCAATCGCAAAGATGCTAAGAAGCCCCGTCACATCGGGGCTATAAGGGATTACATGGTGGAACACCTAGACGCGGTAGTCGCTGAAGGTGAGGAAGCGGATGACCTACTAGGCATTGCGGCAACCCAACACGGCCACGGAATCGCCACGCTAGACAAAGACCTTAACGGTGTAGCTGGCGCACACTATAACTGGAGAAAGAAGGAGGTATACTACGTGAGTCCTGAAAGCGCTGATACGTTTTTCTATAAGCAGATGCTAACAGGGGACGCTACGGACAACATTCCGGGGCTCTTCAAGATGGTAGGCGTCAAGGCTACGAAGAAGGTGATAGAGCCGCTCCACGAGTTGGAGACGCCAGAGGAGATGTTCGCTTATGTACGCGACGTGTACCTCGAAGGGTATGACAAGGTGGGCATGTGCCCCGACGAGCGCGAGGTGGTTGTAGACAACTGGCTCAAGCACATCGGTCGATGCCTATGGATTAGACGAGAAGCAGGAGAACTGTGGGATGCCCCGACAATTAGTACCAAGGACTAGAGCGGGTAACACATGGACGGAGGCAAAGTACTGGGGTTTCATACGGAACGCCCTACGCGCCGCCTTCATGAAGTACCCTGTTAAACATCAAGCGAAAGGACAAGCGAAGCAAATCACCGAAGAGGGAGTGCGATATAAGTGCTCCGCGTGTGAAGGCCTGTTTAGAGATAAGGACGTACAGGTTGAACACACAGTCCCCTGTGGCTCGCTTAAGAGCTACGAGGACCTCCCGCGTTTTGTTGCTAACATGTTCTGCGAAGCAGACGGTCTTACCATAATGTGTAAGCCCTGCC